CCATTTATTTAGGTGGTGAGGCTTTCTTACATATACCCGATAATTTTAATTATCTAAAACTCACCACCTTTTTTTTTAGCAAAAAATTTGTGTTGTTTTTAAAACAAACCAATACTTATAGTTGTACAGAAAAATATGTACAATTACAAAATAACAAATAAACATAAACAAATAAGGAGATAACAAATGGATATTGAAGCCGTAAGAAAGCGACTAAACCAGTTACAAACCTCAACTACAAGAACAACAAACTTGTGGAAACCTCAACCAGGAAAGACACAAATCCGTCTTTTACCTTACAAACTAAATCAAGAAGTTCCTTTTATCGAACTATTCTTTCATTATGATTTAGGTGGAAAGTCTTATCTTTCACCAATCTCATTTGGTAGACCAGATCCGATTGAAGAATTTGCTGAAAAACTAAAGTCAAGTGGAAATCGTGAAGATTGGAGACTTGGTAAGAAGTTAGAAGCAAAACTCAGAACTTTTGCACCAGTTTGTGTTCGTGGTGAAGAAAACCAAGGCTCTAAGTTTTGGGGATTTGGTAAAACCGTATATCAAGAACTACTATCAATTATAGCAGATCCTGATTATGGTGATATTAGTGATCCAGTTAATGGACGCGATGTAGTGGTTGAATTCCTAACAGCTGAAGAAACAGGAGCGTCGTTTCCTAAGACTAACATCCGTGTTAAACCAAACCAAACACCAGTTACAGAAGATAAAGCAGTTTTATCTACATTACTTGATGACCAAAAAGATATCCGTGAGGTATATAATGAGTTAAGTTATGATGAACTTGCAGAAGCTTTACAAGATTGGTTAAACCCAAGTGAAGATGGTGAAGATAAAGGCTCAGACAATTCCGTACCAGCATCAACAACAAAGAAATTAGAAAGTGCAGTAACAAACACTTCTAATGTTAGTGATGCTTTTGATGACCTGTTTAATAAATAGAAAAGGAGACATATATGTCTATATCAGCAAAAGATGAACTTGCACAAGTTCTTGCCGATAACCTTAATAAGCAGTTCAAGGATACGAAAGTAGCCTATTTCTTAGATGGTTCAAATGCTACACCAACAGATGTAAAGGAATTTATATCAACTGGTTCATCAATTTTAGATCTAGCAATCTCCAATCGTCCTAATGGTGGAATAGCCGTAGGACGAATTACGGAGATAAATGGTTTAGAATCAAGTGGTAAATCTCTAATAGGAACTCACATTCTTTCAGAAACTCAGAAGAAAGGTGGTATAGCAGTTTATATCGATACCGAAACTTCTGTTAGTAGAGAATGGTTAGAAACTATTGGTGTTAATGTTCAAGACTTGTTATATCTTCATGTCGAAACCGTAGAAGATATATTTCAATGTATTGAAAACATTGTTACCAAGATTAGGGAATCAGATAGAGATAGGTTAGTTACAATCCTCGTGGATAGTTTAGCAGGGGCATCGACCAAAGTAGAGATGGAAGCCGATTTCGAGAAAGATGGATGGGCAACAAGTAAAGCAATTATCGTTTCTAAAGCGATGAGGAAGGTTACACAAATGATTGGTAGAGAAAGAATAGCTCTTGTCTTTACTAATCAACTCAGACAGAAACTCGGAGTAATGTTCGGTGATCCTTGGACAACAAGTGGTGGTAAGGCATTACCATTTCACTCATCAACTCGTATTCGTTTAAAGAATATGGGACAAATCAAAGATACAGCAAAAAATGTATTGGGTATGAAAACTCGATGTCAGATTATCAAGAATCGTTTAGGCCCACCATTACGACATGCCGATTTCAATTTATACTTCGATAGTGGTATAGATGATATGGGAAGTTGGTTAACGGTCCTGAAAGAACACAAACTCTTGAAAGTTGCTGGAGCTTGGTACACTTTAGAATATAAAGGTAAGGATATCAAATTTCAATCTAAAGACTTTGATAAGAAGTTGAAAGAAACTGATGGACTACAAGAACACCTTTATGATTTAATCTGTGAAGCATCCATACTGAAATACCAATCAAAAGATTTAGGTATTGATGATGTGGTTTACACAGATGAAGTGATTGGTGATGAATAATGGCAAATACCTTTCTATTCTTGACGAAATAAAGAAGCACGGCGGTGAAACTAACACATCAAATCCCAATGAAAAAGTACTGATAATAGATGGCTTAAATACCTTTATTAGAGTATTCTCAGTTATACCAACTACTAATGATGATGGAATTCACATTGGTGGAATAGTTGGTTTTCTTAAATCAGTTGGTTACGCAATTAAGATGTTAGCTCCTACCCGCACTATCATTACTTTTGATGGTAAAGGTGGGAGTAACCGCCGCCGTAAACTTTATCCTGAATATAAAGCGAAACGAAGAACAGGCAAAATTAGACTCAATCGTGTAAACGATTTTGAAAATATCGAAGATGAACGACACTCAATGATGATGCAATTATCTCGTTGTGTGGAATACTTAGAGAAGTTACCTGTAAGTATAATGTCTATTGATGGTATTGAGGCAGATGACGCTATAGGATATGTATCAAAGCAAATATTACCAAATAGTAATGTTGTTATCATGTCCACCGATAAAGATTTCTTACAATTAGTAAATGACAGAATTTCAGTTTGGTCACCTACTAAGAAGAAGTTGTATAATCCTGAAATGGTATTAGAGGAATATAATGTAACATCAGAAAATCTATTATTGAGTAGAGTTTTTGAAGGTGATACTTCCGATAATATAAAAGGGGTAAAAGGTATTGGTGCTAAAACCTTACTAAAACACTTTCCTGATTTAGGCACAGAAGGAAAGGTTATGTCGTATGATGATGTAATCAAAGAGGCACAGAAACATCAAGGAGAGAGATTTTACAATCTAATACTTGATAACCAAGACACCATAGATATTAATCACAGATTGATGCAATTATCAGATGTGGATATTAGTGGTGGTGCTAAATTAAAGATTAACCGAATAGTAAATGGTAAGATACCTGAACTGAATAAAGTAATCTTTCAGAAGATGTTTATTGAGGATAGAATGTTTGGTGCCTTACCAAATATGGATAGTTGGATAATGCAAACTTGGACTCAACTCAATAGGTTTGCTAAAATAAACAATGGGTAGAAAAAAGAAATATTATACCGAAAAGGAAAAACTCGAAGCCCAACGAAAGTGGCAGATGGATCACTATGAGCGCAATAAAGAGAGGATTCTAAAAAAGGCTAAAGAAAGGTATAGATTGAAAAAACTCGAAGAACGAAGAAGGGAAAAAAGGAGAAAAATGTATGGCGACCAGTAAAACAATCAATGGGGATTGTTTAGAGGAACTAAAGAAACTCGATGATAATTCAATAGATTTACTTTGTACAGATCCACCATACGGATATGGATTTATGGGGAAACATTGGGATACATTTCAAGAAAAACAATCTACCAAATCCCAAACCGTAGGTTGGATGAGTCCTGGTATGAAGAAATCCACATATGGGATGAAAGAGTTTTTTGTTCCTATTTGGGAAGAAGCATTACGAGTACTAAAACCTGGTTCATTTTCATTCGTGATGAGTGCACCAAGAAGTGATGTTCAGATGGTTATGTTACAGACATTACAAGAGGCAGGATTTGATGTTAGTTTCACACCAATCTATTGGACATATGCTACAGGTTTTCCAAAGGCTATGAATGTTGGTAAGAAAACCGAAAAGGAAAATCTTGAAGGAAGTTACGCTGGATACCAACCAAAACCCGCTGTAGAAATCGTCATAGTCGCAATGAAACCATTAGACCAAAAAACTTATGTAGGTCAGGCACTTAATAATCAAAAAGGTGTAACTTGGTTAGATGATTGTAGAATACCATTCGGTGATATGAACGATAAAGAACAATTTGATAAAGACAATGTGGCTGGACAAGTGAACTTCGATGGTAGATACGAAAAGGATAGTGGTAAAATGTATGAAGGTGGTTGGGATAAACCTATGAGAAAAACCACCAAGAGAAAACCAAGAGAAGAAAATACGGTATTCAAGACAAGTGGATTTAAGAGTGAAGATAATGATACAGCGGAAGCATCACCATTTGGTAGATTTGCAGCAAACCTATTAATAAGTGATGATATATTAGAAAAAGATTTTAGTAGATTTTATAGTTTAGATTCGTGGTGGGAAGATAGATTGACTAAATTACCAGATGAAATTAAAAGAACATTTCCATTTTTAGCAGTTCCAAAACCAAGTAAATCAGAAAAGAATAATGGGTTGGGTAGATTTGAAAAACAAGAAAAAATATTTAATGGTCAAAGTGATAAACCGAGTAAAGATATGAAAGGTGTGGAACAGAAATTCACAACACAACCATCAGCAAATAATCATCCAACCGTAAAACCAACAACCTTAATGAGCTACTTAATTACACTTGGTAGTCGTAAAGGTGATGTCGTATTAGATCCATTCGCAGGTAGTGGAACAACAGCAATTAGTTGTGTGTTTTCAGAGCGAAATTACCTACTTATTGAAAGAGAAAAAGAGTATTATAAAATACTAAAAGCTCGAATTAAGAAGGCAGAAAATCCTGCAGGAATCGTACAACATGAGTGGTTTTAAAAATGAGTGATAAATCAACTTTATCCCAATTCGGTCATGTCTTTCAATCAAAGACAATATCATCTTTATTATCAGATAAGAAATTTATACAAACTATATCAGACATACTTGAACCAGAGTATTTTGATAGTGATGCCAACAAATGGATATGTAAGGAAATAAGAGATTATTTCTTTGAGTATAAAACTCCACCAACACTTGAAGTGATGAAAGTTAAGATTGATGATATGGAGAATGAGGTTTTACAAGTTTCAGTAGTGGAGAATCTCAAGGAAGCTTGGAGAAATGTAAAATCAACTGATTTAAAATTTGTTCAAGAACAAACATTAGAGTTTTGTAAAAATCAAGTTATGAAACAGGCTATTATGAATAGTGTGGATTTGATTGAGGTTGGTCAATATGACCAAATCAAAAAACTCGTGGATAATGCTATGAAGGCTGGTTCTGATAGAGATTTAGGACATGATTATATTATTGGAATAGAAGAAAGATTAACTCAATCATCAAGGGTTACGGTAAAAACAGGTTGGGATCCGATAGATGAGGTTATGGATGGTGGATTGGGTGCAGGAGAACTTGGAGTTGTAGTGGCACCAGCTGGTATTGGTAAGTCTTGGTGTTTACAAACAATTGGTTCTGCAGCAGTTAAAGAAGGATTGAATGTAGTTCATTATACTTTGGAGTTGAATGAGAATTATGTTGGACTTCGTTATGATACGGTTTTTAGTGGAGTTACCACATCAGATATACAATTTTATCAAGAGGATGTCAAGAAAAAAATAGACTCACTCAAGGGAACATTACTGATTAAGTATTTCCCCACAAAAAGTGCTTCAGTTCAAACCTTAACTTCACATCTAAGTCAGATAGAAATTCAGAATCAAAAACCTGATTTAATATTAGTTGATTATGCAGATATTCTTAAAGGTGTGGGTAGTGAGAAACGGCATGTATTAGAAAATATCTACGAGGATTTAAGAGGATTAGCAGGTGAATTAGATTGTCCAATATGGACAGCCTCACAGGCAAATCGTAGTTCATTGGAAGAAGAAGTGATTGACGCTACAAAGGTCGCAGAAGCTTATAGTAAAGTAATGATAGCAGATTTTGTAGTATCGGTTAGTAGAAAAGTAGAGGATAAAATAGCAAACACAGGTAGGTTTCATGTAATAAAAAATAGATTCGGTCCTGATGGAATTACGTTTCCATCAAGTATTAATACTAATATTGGTAAGATAGATGTTTATGAAGCCAATACACAAGATGGTCAAAGTACTCAAGGAAAAATGGATAACAGCCAAGAGTATTTGAGAAAAACTTTAGCAAACAAATATAACAATTCTCAGAAAGATACCGATGGCTTCGAATAAAAATCTATATATATCATACTTATATGAGGTAAAGTTATGGAAAGCAAATTAAAAAATGGGAGAAATCGTGAAGATGGAAAAGTTTAAGTTATCAGAAAATTTTATTAATAAGTACAAAAGAAGAAAAGCTCCCTTTGGTTTTAACGGATTAGGTGAGTTAGTTTATATGAGAACCTATTCTCGAATCAAAGAGGATGGTAAAAATGAGAGATGGTGGGAAACCGTTCAACGAGTTGTTGAAGGTACTTACACTATGCAAAAAAATTGGATTGATTCACATCAATTAGGGTGGAATCCGTGGCAAGCTCAAGCGTCCGCACAGGATATGTATGAGCGAATATTCACTATGAAATTCTTGCCACCCGGCCGAGGTCTTTGGGCAATGGGAACAGCCGTTACCGAAGAAAAAGGTTTGTACGCCGCCCTAAACAATTGTGCATTTGTATCAACTAAAACACTAAAAGAAGATTACTCGAAACCATTTTGTTTCCTTATGGATGCAAGTATGTTAGGAGTGGGTGTTGGATTTGATACAAAGGGTGCTGGAGAAATAGTAGTTAAAGGAGTGGACAAGGATAGAGATGTACAGACATTTGAAATACCTGATACTCGTGAGGGTTGGGTAGAATCTTTAAAACTACTATTAGAAGCTTACTTTCATGGTCAAGCGCCAATCGAGTTTGACTATTCAAAAGTCAGACCAGCTGGAGTACCAATCAAAGGTTTTGGTGGAGTTAGTTCAGGTCCTGAACCATTAGAAGAAGTTCATGTGGATATCAAAGGGGTATTAGAAAAGAATAGTGGAGAACCAATTACCGTAACAACGATTGTAGACATAATGAACCTTATTGGTAAATGTGTCGTGGCAGGTAATGTAAGACGAACAGCAGAGATTGTATTTGGTGATCCTTATGATGAGGAATACTTAGATTTAAAGAATTATAAAGTAAATCCACATCGTGACCAATATGGTTGGACTTCTAATAATTCAATATTCGCAGAACTTGGTATGGATTATACGGAAGCATCTGAAAGAATTAATGACAACGGAGAACCAGGATTTGCATGGTTAGAAAACATGAGAAAATATTCTCGTATGAAAAATGGTGGAGATGATAAAGACCATAGAGTTATGGGTGGTAATCCTTGTTTGGAACAATCATTAGAAAGTTATGAATTATGTTGTTTAGTAGAGACATTTCCAAATAACCACGATTCATTAGAGGACTATCAAAGAACACTTAAATATGCTTATCTGTATGCCAAATCAGTAACATTAGGTAAGACACATTGGAGTGATACCAATCGAGTTATGTTGAGAAACAGAAGAATTGGATGTAGTGTGAGTGGAGTTGCTCAGTTTATTACTCAACGAGGATTACACGAATTAAAAAATTGGTTAGAGGAAGGATACGACACAATACAAGAATGGGATAAGATGTATTCTGATTGGTTCGCAATTCCAAAGTCAATTAAAACCACAAGTGTAAAACCAAGTGGAACGGTTTCGTTATTAGCAGGAGCAACACCAGGATTACACTATCCTGAATCAAGATTCTATATCAGAAGAATTAGGGTTTCAAAACATTCAGAATTATTAGAACCTATGAAAAAGGCTGGATATAAAGTTGAACCAGCTTTCGGTTCAGAGGACACAACAATGGTTGTTGAAGTTCCTGTTGATGTGGGAGAAGGAATTAGAACCGTGGGTGAGTTATCCATATGGGAACAATTCAGTTTAGCTGCATTTATGCAAAGACATTGGGCTGATAATCAAGTTAGTTGTACCGTAACATTCAATCCTGAAACAGAGGGTGAAATGATACCACAAGTATTAAACTATTTCCAATATCATCTAAAAGGTATAAGTTTATTACCACGACATGAATTGGGTGCATATAAACAAATGCCATATGAGTCGATTGACGAAAAGGAATATAAGAAGCAAGTTAAAAAACTTGGTAAGTTATCTTTTGGGGTTATACATAAAGAAGAAGCCAATATAGAAAAGTTTTGTGATGGTGATTTTTGTGATGTAGAAATAATACCCACAACAGGAGATAATGACGACCAAGAATATGCAAATTAAGGAGTAAGGTTATGTATAAATTGGAATATCTATGGTTGGATGGATGTACACCAACTCAAATTAGGTATAAAACAAAAGTTGTAAAAGAACCATTAAAAGTACCTGAATGGGGATTCGATCCTATTTGGGGATTTGATGGTAGTTCTACTGAACAGGCAGATGGTGGTAGTTCTGATTGTCAATTAAAACCAGTAAGAGTTTATCCAAATCCATTAGAAGAAGATAG